TTTAGGCTCGCAAATTTTCGGATAAAGGAACAACATGGCAACTTTTAGCAAAACAATTCTCAGCGGTTCAACAGACGGCAAGCAAATCAAAGTTGCTGCTACCGCAACCGCAGGTACGCTCATCCATACTGGTTCAACTGCTACAGCCACCTTGCATGAGGTTTGGTTGTACGCCGTAAACACTTCTGCTTCTGACGTTAAGTTGACGATTGAGTGGGGTGGTGCTGCTTCACCTGATGACCATATTGAATATACGGTCAAGGCTGAAAACGGTTTATATCTAATTGTCCCAGGTTTGCTGATTAAGGGTAACGCTACCGCGTTGACTGTTCGTGCTTTTGCTGCGACAACAAACGTTATTTGCATCAGCGGGTACGTCAACGTAATTGCGTAAGGGGTACTAAGTGCCTTCCCTTATTAGAAACACATCAGGCGGAAAAGCCATTAGTGGCGGTTCTCTTGCCCCGCGTACTCGGCATGGCAATAATACTGACCAAGTGACCTCATATTGGGCTGGTGGTGGTAAACCAGATTTTACTGCACAGGTTCTTGTTCTTGGCGGTGGTGGCGGTGGAGGTTCGGGAACCTATGGCGCAACCTCTGGTGGCGGCGGTGGTGGTGGAGGTCAGACATGGGAAACTGCAATGGTCATCCCAGTCGGGGTTCATACTGTAACCGTTGGAGGCTCCGTAGGTCAAAACTCGAATGGTTCAGTATCAACATTTAGAACTGCATCGCCGTCTGCTGCGCAAAGTGGAAACCAAAGTTGGTATGGATGTTGTGGTGGTAACGGTGGCGTAGGTGCTTGGGCTAACGGCGGTGCTGGAGGAAGTTCTAACTGTGGTTCTGGCGGTGCAGGAACATCAAACAGCATTACTGGTTCATCGGTGCAACGTGGTGGTGGCGGTGCTGGTGGCGGTGTTTATGGTTGCACTGGCTCTGGTGGTGCAGGTGGTGGAGCAAACAGTTCGCCATGGCCTAACCCCAACGGTCTTTCAGGTTCTAACGGACTCGGTGGTGGTGGTTCTGGTGCAGACAACCAATGGCAGCAATCTTCTGGTGGTGGCGGTGGAAGTGGAATTGTCATTGTCCGATACGAAACAGCACTAGGTGGTTCGTATGTTGTTACAAATAGTGGTGCATCATCAGCAACTGATGGTGCGTTCACGGTCCTCACTTGGACTGGCTCAGGAAGTTTGACACTCGCATAATGGCTAACTTTGCAGAACTCAACGAAAACAACATTGTTATAAATGTTTTGTATGTAAACAATTCAAACTGTTTAGATTCAAATGGTATCGAGCAAGAACAAATTGGTATTTCATATTTGAAAAACATTTTTGGTCAAGATAAAAAATATGTTCAAACATTTTTTTCTGCTAGTTCAAGAAAAATGCTTGCTGGTATCGGTTATGTTTACAACTTAGAACATGATTTGTTTCATGAATCTCAGCCATACCCATCGTGGTCGCTTGACGAAAACTTTGATTGGCAACCACCGAAACCAATGCCAAATGACGAAAATAAATACATTTGGGACGAAAGCACAGTGACTTGGGTTATCTACACTGGTTCAGATGAAGCCCCAACAGACGAGTTTATTAACCCCTAAAGACAGATTTAGAATTTGCGAAAAATGTGAATTCTTTTTTCAACCAACTAAATCATGTAAAAAGTGCGGTTGTTTTATGTGGATTAAAGTCCGTTTCAAAGAAGCACAATGTCCAGTTGGGCGTTGGTAGATTCACCTTATGAAAATCAAATGGTTGCCACGTTCAAAAGATGTTGAAATTACAGTCCCAACACCAAAATCAGCCAAAAATTATATGCCTGATTGGTACAAAAAAATTCCTCCGAGCGTCCTTAAAAACGCCAGGTATGAACACGGTGAAAACAAAAGTTTGAATTTGAAAAGTTGTATGCCTTTTCTTGATTCACTTAGCATCGGATACATACAGGAAACATGGGCTGATGTAATTATTAAAATTACAAAAGACGACAACGGAAATCATTTTTATGAATTCAATCAACGGAGTGGTCCGCAAGTATTGGATGTTCGTGCTAATCATCAATACCCAATCAAAAACGGATATGTACCGTTTGAATTTATATGGCAGGTTCCATGGTTGCCAATTTTGCCTAAAGGTTACAGTGCTTTGTTTTTACCAGTTCTAAATCGACCCGAAAGCATTGTTAGTTCGGTTTCTGGAGTAATGGATTCCGATGTTTATTTTCACAATCACGGCAATTTGCCGTTTCACTTGGAATATACGGGCGACGAAATACTCATACCGTGTGGGACTCCCATGTACCAGATAGTCCCGCTTCATAGAGACAACTGGGAATCCGAGGTCCAACCATTTGATGAGAATAAATCAATTTGGCTTGCTCATGAGTTCATGAAAACATATTTTTCTCAATACGTTAGGAACTATTGGAAAAAGAAAAAATATGATTAGGCACGTTGTTTCACCTTTGGCAGAGCAGCAAGCAAATTATCTTGAAAAGATAGTTTCTGACAATTTTTTCCCATGGTTTTATTTTGCTAACACCCATGATTTTGATGAACACAATCAAATTAGTTACGGGTTCCAGCACACTGCCATGCAAAGCGGGAATGAAAATAGCCAGTTTTGCGAGATTGCAAAGTTTGTAACTTTGGCAGTCGCCGATGCCGCTGGTGTTGTGGTTGATTCAATTGTCCATTTACGCTTTAATTTATTAACTAAACAAACAGAAAAAATAAGTCCCCATTATCACACCGATATTCCAGAAAGTTTTTTTGTTGAGCATCCTGGTTTTGGGAAACATTATTCGGCTTTGTACTACATAAACAGTTCGGATGGATGCACTATTTTTGAGGATAACCAGCAAGAAATAGAGCCTATAAAAAACACTGGTATCGTATTCGATGGAGCACTTAGACACTCTGCTTCGTATCCAAGAACGAACACGACGAGACTTGTATTGAATATGAATTTTTTTAGCAATGAAAAGTAAATGGCTAATACTTGTACCTGCTATCGGTTTCGCGTTATTTGCTAAACCTGCTAAAGCCGACACGCTCGGCGAATGGACATACAGCCAATCCTGTGCAACATCAGGCTCAGTCGAAGTTGTAGATAACAACATCATTCTGCATGGACCAGACCAGGGTGGGTGTTCTGGTGCTGCTCATTGGGTGAAGATTGAGACCACAATCCCCGCAGATGTGGACACAATAGATTTCACTTGGGCGTATCAGACGACTGATGGTTGGGTGTATGACCCACCGCAGTACGGCATCAACGGTGTATACACCTTGCTTACACAACAGAACAATGCGACAGGCGAACTGTCTGTACCCGTCAATGAAGGTGATGTGTTCACGTTCCGCCAGTATTCGACTGACACCTGCTGTGCGCCAGGTCACCTCACAATCAGTAACCTGTCCCTATGGGTATCTATAACCTCATCCACGACTTCAACGACGACCTCTACTACTACTGTCCCGTCAACGACTGTCCCTGTCACCAACCCGACTACTACGACAGTTCAAGAAACTACGACAACAGTTCCCGAAACAACGACTTCTGTGGAGAACTCAACTAGTACTACGACTTCTTCCGTACCGCAAACAACATCAACAGAATCAACGACGACCACGACACAACCACCAGAAACGTCAACATCTACACAGCCTCAAATATCCGAGCCAACACCTGTTGAGCCTTACGTTCCTGAAGAGCCTGAGATAACCGAGACAGGAACCACAAGCACGACAGTAGAGGAAGCCACGCCAGAGGAGACGCTTCCCGAAGAAACAACCACAACAACTGAACCAAGTCCTGGAACATACCCCGACACTACAGAAGAACCAGTCGTGGACACAACCCTGCCAGAAGCCACGGATACCCCTCTAGAAGCCCCTCTAAGCGACGAAGAGGTGGAGAACATACTTGTAGAGGCAGAAACCACAGAAGCCCTTGTAGAAGCCCTAGCCGAACTCAGCCCCGAACAGGTCGAACAGGTGGTGGAAGCCTTGCTCGCCGAGGAACCAACCCAAGAGCAGGCAACAGCCCTCGCGTCCAGCCCCGAAGTACTTGCCGTCATCACCCAAGAACAAGCCACCCAAATCTTTGAAGCCCTAGACGTGGCAGAACTGTCCGATGCCCAAACCGAAGAACTCATCGCAGCAGTACAAGACGCACCAACCGAAGTCCGCGCAGCTTTCGAGAACACCATCGACATCTTCAAGAACGCCCTTGACACCTATGTCCCCGTCGGCTCAAACATTCCAGTAGGAACTCGACGCACCCTTATTGCAGTCACAGCAGGGATAACCCTCGCCGCCGCAGGTACTAGAATTAGACGCTAATGAGAAAAATCTTGGACTACCTAGCAGATAACGCATGGACATGGGCAGGTACAGGCATGGTTTTGATTACCCTGTCTGGTCCGACCCTAAGACAAGCAACCCTTATTACAGGCGTTGTTGTTTTGGTACACTCTTCACTAACCCTATCTAAGAAAGATTGAACATGGCAAAGCTTCAAAACATTATCTTCCGCATCTTCGCACTATTCGGCTCATCCGCATTGGCGGCTGTTGCTGGTGGTGCTTTGATTGGTGTAGACCTATGGAAGTCGGCAGCACTTGCTGGCATCATGGCTTGCGCCCAGGTAATCGAGAAGCTTCTGCGCTTCAGCGTTGACGGTTCACTCACCAAAGAAGAAATCGAACTTGCGTTCACTGGTGCGGTTAAGGCTAAGCCTGAAGTTGCCGAGTAATGGCATTGAAGAAAAAGGCGGGCAACGACCTACCTATCATTGATGTCAAACTCTGTTCATGCCTTAAGGGTGCGAAACCTGGTGAACTCGCTCCGAAACTTCTTCGCAAGATTGAAGGCAAAGGAATGTTGCACCATTGTGCGGCAGACGCATACGAAGCAATGGATGCGGCAGCAAACGCTGAAGGAATTGACCTTAGTCCGACAAGCCCAGCGGACACGTATCGCACTCTTGCGGTACAAGAATACGGATTCTTCCAGCGATACACCACAGATGTAATCGCAGGTCAGAAGCCTCGCGTATATCAGGGCAAAGCGTGGTATCTGAAGAAGGGTATGGCGATGTTGGCGGTGCCTGGAACGTCGAAGCATAACCTCGGCATTGCCATTGACATTGCTAACGCCAGCGAACCGAAGCGTCTTGCATGGTTGAAGGCTAACGCTGTGTCATTTGGTTTCTCTTGGGAAGTAGTGCCAAGTGAACCGTGGCATTTGCGTTACGTGTGTGGCGATGCAAAACCCCAGCGTGTACTGGACTACCTCGCGAGTAAAGCAGTCTGATGTGGATACTGGGATTGCCTCTATTGGGGTTGCTGTTATTACTGGTTTTTTTGGTTTGCTAACTGTCTTAATACAGAAACTAAAAAAAGAAAACACCAAAGACCACGAGATAGTTATGGGCATGTTGAAGATGGTGTACAAGAAGCAGGGTTCTGTTGAGTACAAGATTGACAAAGTGTCTGACCAATTGGGTGACCATTTAAAAAATCACAAAAAGTAATCGCAAGACAATTCGTCGGGCTGGTATCTTAGTCGGTCCTATGACACCGCAAACACTAGAAACAATCCGCAAATATCTAGTAACCGCAAGGGTTCCACGCCCACAAGAAGACGAATTCTTTCAAGCTTTAGCTGAACTTGACCGCCTGATATACAAGGTCAGAACCCCTCAGCATCAGGCAGCCTGACTAGACTTGGCACATGGAAGAAGGGCGTAAGTACCCAATAATTTTAGTGACATGGGCTGATACCCACATGTCTCAGGGCGGATGGCTTGACCTATCAGAATACGAAGACGACGGAGAGTGCATCGTCTCATCAGTGGGTTTCCATGTTCCCGTTGGAGAACCTGGCTCGAAGGACAAACACGTTACCTTATGGCAAAGCTTCTCAAAAGACGAAGCAATACACGCTGTGCATATCCCTGTTGGCATGGTAAGGGAATTAAAAATTCTGCAAGATAATACTTGACATACGGTATTACTGTCGGATAAGGTAGACCGCAAGGGAAACAACACGAAGGGAAAACATGCAAATCAACAGATACCGCATAACTAAAAACGAACACGGTGGACAAGACTGGTTAAGTGACCGCTTCTGGGATGCAGAGAAACGCAAACGTGTTTCAGCATCAGCAGTAGCAGCAATCTACGGGCTACACCCATTTGTTCCAATGGACAAGTACGCTGCCGAACTGTTAGGTGACATACCCCCTGCACCTATCGAACCAACATGGGCAATGACCCGTGGCAACGACCTTGAACCACTCTGCATCAAATGGGCAATAGACAAAACAGGCATACCATTCACCACACCTGAAGAAATGTTTGTTGCAGAAACAGACAACGGTGCGCGAATGATTGCCACACTCGACGGCTTCTATGAGAACGGTGACGAGCGAAAGATTCTCGAAATCAAAACCTCATCACGCCCATGGGAAGG